TGATAGCAACCGAAAAAGAACTTGGAATCAAGTATTAATGGCAACATACATTTTTCAAAAACTGTCAAAAGAAGGTAGAGCAGAAGGACTCAAACCGGGTTCCACCGAAGCGCGTGACTGGTTTCGAGATCGTGCAAGTTCTGTTTCGAATGTGAATACAAAACAATTGGTAAGTCAGGGAGAACGGACCTTTAGTAATATACGTTCAGCTGACATCGGTCGAATGTATATGTTTTCATATGATCCCAAAACAAAGAAGACGTTACCTTACTATGACCGTTTTCCAATGATCTTTGTTGTTGATAAAATGCCTGGTGGATTTCACGGTATCAATCTTCATTATTTGCCACCAACGTATCGAGCTCGATTAATGGACGCGTTGTATTCAGTCAGTAGAAAAGATGGTGCGAGAGATTCGGAGAAGTTGCAACTGTCTTACAATCTTTTGAAAGGCGCGTCTCGATTCAACTACTTCAAACCTTGTTTCAAACATTATCTCAATGGTCACGTTCGTTCAAGACTGTTGTATATACCTGCTGAAGAGTGGGACATTGCGTTGATGTTACCAACACAAAGATTCAGTAAAAAAGGCACAAACGCAATCTGGCAAGAATCAAGAAAAATTATACGAGGAAGTAATTAAATGACATTTGTCGTATCAAACTTCAAAAGTCGTGTCCGTGACTGGATGCGACCATACACATACAACGTAGTTGTGAATCCACCAGTCGGGGGTGGACGTGAGATAGAACTGAGAACTGAAGAAGTCACTCTACCCGGCACATCATTTATGTCTATTGACAATCACAAACCCTATGGAAACGGTTTGATGTTGACAATACCTCATTCCACAAACATTCAAGAAATCAACTGCGTTCATTCAGTTGATGCGAATGGAGAAATACTTCAAAGGTTCTATAATTGGGCAAACTCAATTGTAAACTTAGATGGAGAAGAGAGATTTTCAGCAAACTATTTAGATAGCTACACAAGAAATATGACCATAAATATTTATGATTTACGGGGAAGAAGAGTCAAGAGATATGATTTGACTGACGCGTTTCCCCTCTCTTATGATCAAATTCAGTTAGGTTGGAACGCAACCGGTGAATTGGTCAAACTTAGTGTGAACTATCGTTTTCGTAATTATACAGTAGATTAATGGAGTAAATTATGGCTTTACCTAAAATTGCATCACCAACCTTTGAGTTGACACAACCATCCACAGGAGAAAAATTGGAGTATCGACCATTTCTCGTGAAGGAAGAAAAAGTTCTTNTGACAGCGAGAGAATCCGGAGAACGTTCAGATATTTTTCGTGCGATCAAACAAATCATCAATAACTGCGTACTGAATGAAGACTTTGATGTCAATAATGTACCAGTGTTTGATATGGAATATTTGTTTATTCATCTTCGTGCAAAATCAATTGACAACGTTATCAAGTTTCAAGTTCAAGACAGTGACGATGGTGAAACCTATAATCTTGAAGTTGATTTGAATGAAGTTAAAGTAACCTTTCCTGAGAAGAAACACGATGGACTCATTAAGATCAATGACAATCTTGGTGTGAAGATGAAGTTCCCGACCGCAGAAATTAGCGATCATATCAAAAATTTGAAAACACTTTCTGAAGTTGAATCGCAAATGATAATGCAATGTATTGAATGTGTCTATGATGAAGAAGACACATATCCGTGGAGTCAAGAATCTCAAAAAGAGAAAGAAGAATTCTTAGATTCTTTGCCGGTTGATGCATATAATAAGATGCAGGAGTTTTTTGAAACATCTCCTTATATTGAACACGTGGTAACTTATAAAAACAGTCAAGACAAAGACAAGAAAGTGGTGTTTAGGAGTTTAGACGATTTTTTTATCTTGGACTGAGTTACTTGGGATTACTAGATTATTACAAAACAACTTTTGACGTAACTCAGTATCACAAATTCAGTCTAACCGAAGTTGAAAATATGATTCCGTTCGAACGAGACCTTTACATAGAAATGTTGGCAGAAAAAGTAAAACAAGAGAATCAGGTTAAATGATACCACAAATTTTACTAACGCTCACCAGATTTGGACGCGCAACTGGCAGTGCAGGTGTTGCTGGAGCGCGCACGGTTGGTAGGGGTGTTGGATTTGCGGGTCGAGGCGCGGTTGGTGCAGCGAAAACATTATTTGTTGCTAACCTCGCATCATCAATGGCAGATGTTGATAAATCGGAATCTGAACTACAAAACGTCGATGTAGAAAATCTAGGAAACGTAGAAACGCCCATAAGAAAATCACAAGTTTTGGAAAGTGATACTTCACAGGCAACACTTCAATTTACAAATTATGTCAATCAAGTAACTGATCAAGTTGAACCAATTCGTCCATTTGGTCAACCGATTCCAACTTTAACTGTATCAAACGAACAATCTCAGGTCGTTCAAGATATTATTGAGAACATCAATAACATTAAAAAACGTCTGACGAATGTTGAAGTCAAGACAAGAAAACAAACTTCAATACTACTGAAAATCAGATCTGCATCAATGGGTCTCAATGAAACAGTCAAAGAGTCAATTGACACTGAACGTCAAAACGAATTGGAGTTGCAACGCGATATTGACGAAGAACAGGTAGAAAGAAAAGGTATTGGAGAAAGAACACAAAAGGTGTTTGGCAAATTAAAAGATTATGCAGAAAACACCGGTAGTTTGTTGAAAGAGTACATCACGAAGTTTGGCATTCCATTGGCACTCATATCCGCTCCTTCACTTGTATCTCGTATCGGAGATGAAACGGGTATAGGTGATGAAATGCCAGAAATGACACTCGGTGAAATTGGTGAAATCGTAAGAGACACTTCTGAAACTGCAGCAGGTATCGGTTCATCCATATTGGGCGCTATAAGAGGGTCCGCAACAAAACAAGCAAGAATTCTATCATCATTCACCGGTCGAAAGAGAAATCTACAATATTTGAAAAACATAGCTGCAGCGAGGTCTTATTTCACATCACTCAAAAACAGTGCGAGTTCAATTCAAAGGCAGATTGGTCGCGCTGCTCTCGCTTTCCCACCGGGACTTAAAAACTTGGTCAATAAAGGCGCAAAACTCCCAAGAGCGTTTTTCACTGGTATTGTCATCTTTGAAGCAATGTTTTTATTGTTTGAGTTGTACGTGAGTGGTTTGATGCCTGAAGATGAATTCGATAGAAAAATGAAAGGCAAGATTTCTGAATTGATTCGAGTCCTTGGTGCGCCTTGGTTCACTGCATTTATTTTTGGAATGGTTGGAACTACAGCAATGGGTTTCGGTGCTTTAGTTGGTGCTGCGCTTGGTTTACTTGCCGGTATTCTATTGGGAGACTTTGTATTTGAACTGCTTGGAATGGAGACATTGGTTGACGCGATGTATGAAGCATTCGTCCGAGGTGACTATAGTAAACTAAAAGAAGCGCCTGGTAAAATTATGAATGAAATGCCTGATGTTATTGGTGAGTATGTTGAAAATGTTATACAACAGGCAAATGAATCAATTGAGAACATAACGACTGCAGTCACTGGTGATGAAATTGCATCACAAGAGTTGATCGATAGACGATACGGTGAAAATGCAACCAGAGAGAGTATTCTGTTGCGAGCATCTGGTCAGGGACGAGGATTGCCATTTGGTATTGGTTTCGATGATGAAGATGCAATTCTCTATGTTTTCAAAGATGTTGAAACGCCAAATGATTACCTTGCGATAAAAGAAAAATTTGAAAACGAGACATTACCAGAATATAATGAAGAGATACGTGGATTTGACGCGCCAGAATATGAAACGATGGAGGGTTACTTATCTGATGTATTGAGTGCTTCTGAATATAGACAACTCAAAAACCAAATCAGAACTCAGGTATCTGGAAACAGTTCTGTGACCGAACCAGAATTAGAAATGTTGATGGATGTTATCGATAGAGACACGAATCTTGGTTTCTTTGAAGAAACTGGCATAATCAGAAGAGGGGAAGGAATTCGAGTACAATATGCTGATGGTTCAAAACAAATTTTATTTGAAGATGAAATCAGAACATCTGAAAGAATTGATGAACCGACCAGAGAAAGAGCACTCAGTCGTCTACAAGAAAACCGAGATTTGATTGAAGATGGATTTACACCGAGTGCATCTCAGACGATGATAGTTCCAAACCAAGAGTCCGAAACAGAAAATAGAACTAATCTGGTAGTAATGCCACAACCAATACCTGCGATGTCGAGTAATCCTTCTAAGAACAATCAGAATGCACAATACTCGACACCAAACCCAACTGTATCAACAATCGATCCTTTTATTGGCGTAGAATACGTAACATAAAAAAAGACCCGCCGAAGCGGGTCTCTTCCGAACAATCATTGCAATTATTCGTTTGCGAGTTTCTGGAAGAATTCCAGCGACTCATCGTCATCATCAAATGTGCTGTCGGATGACGATGTGGTGTCAGACGCACCAGTGGTGGGTTCCTGACTCGGTGGAGTCCAAGGTGTCTCCTCTTGTAGTTCTTCCTGAGCAGCAGGTTGAACAGTTGGATTGTGACCAAGGACACGAGCCAGTCGTGCTTCAAGTTCGCTGTAGGACTTGAAGTTCTTCGGATCAACCAGTTCGGCCAATCCATATTGTGACTGCCAGACTTTCTCAAGTTGTTCGTCATCATCGAACAGTGCCGAAGGTGAGTCAAAGTCAGACTTATCATAGTTACGATAACCTTCGACCTGACGAATGCGAAGACGGAAGTTTGCGCCTGCCCATAGATCAAATGGATTCACTGCATCTTCATCTTCAAACTCAGGGTGCATAATATCATTGATCTTATCAAAGATTTTCTTACCGTATTCATACAAGAATACTTTGCCTTCATTTGACGGATTGCCTGGATCTTTGATGACATAGATGTTTGAGATGTAGTGCAAACGGCGTTTCTGTTTGCGTGCGACATCTTTATCAGACTCAACACCTGAGTTCCAGAGTTTGCTGTTATACTCAGAGACGGGATCATCCTGACCAAGAGTGGTCAATGACTTTTCAATATACCAACCGCCTGGACCTTGGAAACCGTGATCCCAATAACGAACGAATGGAACATCTTCACCTTCAGGCGGCGGCAGAAAACGAATCACAGCAGAACCGTTACCTGCAGAATCAACCGTTGGTTTCCAGAAACGATCATCTCCAGACGGTTTTGCGTTGTTAGAAACTTGTTCAGCGGCTTTCGCCAGTTTATCAAATTGCGCGGAACGCGATTTTTTCATTTGTTCAAATGCATTACTCATATATTTTCTCCAGTGTATTTTCGTATTTCAGAGTATTGTTGTATTTCAGCTTATCCACATTATCCATAATGTTATGACCATTATACACGGTCAGTCGAACAATGTCAACCATCTTTCTTTCTTTAGTATGTCATCTCCAAGAAATGGTTCATACTTCAAAAGACGGTGACATAGGTCAGGCCAAACGACTGGGTCACTAATTGAATCTGACCAATAGTCGAATACCTTTCCATTATTTATACGATTCACCAGAATCAACGTTTCAAGTGATACCTCTTCCTGTCTGTAATCATTCAACAGTTTCGGATAATCACCATTCTTCACATTCAACGCATCATCTAAAGAATCGTATTTCGAGATCTCAGTCTTTACAGTATAGTCAATAGACTGCATCACAGACTTTCGATCGCGATATCTCTTCTCATTCTCAACGGTGAACAAATCACCGATCCAAATATTCGAATTGTGAAACACATTGACAACCGTGAGTAACAACGGATCAACACGTTTTGTTAGTTTGTAATAATGATACTTGTCCTTACGCGTTTCAAACTTCGTTTCATCAACACGAACTTTGCCTTGATATTTGAAGAAATCATAACTGTCAGTATTGAAATGCAACTTGACAGCAGTAAACATTCGATACGCGTCAAACGGCGTCATCGTTTCACCCTGTCAAGTTCAATCCAAAGAACACCGATCATAATGGCAACCTCGTAGTCTTCTCTAAAAAGTTGAGTTGTTCAGCCTCTTCTTGTATCTTTGATTGAAGTAAAGGATTATCACAAATCAATTTTGCGATTGACTCCACTTCAATATTATTCTCTTCACAAAAAGAGACCACTGCATCCATATACTGAATCTGATCTTTCTTACAAATCATTTCAATCTCACGAAGAAATCGAAAGACCTGTTTCTTTTCTAAAGTGTCATCAACATTCATTTTTCATCTCTTGAATCATTTTCTTGATCATCTCAAAGTTTGATGGTGAATTTTCAATACATTCATACGCTGCTGCTTGTAGATTGTATATGCTTCACCAAACTCTTTTCTATCTCGAAGCATCAATGCATACTGATATAGATTGAATGCACGATTTTCATCATAGAATTCATTATACACGGAATAACGCAACAAGTCAAGATAGTTCGAACGATCTTTTGTCAAATCGGGTGTGTGTTTATACAACACCAAATCACTTCTTTTTGTTGAACCCCCCGATAAAAACTCGTGAATCGAACCATACCATCTAACGTTTCTATTATGTATCTTACTCACAGATTTAGACTCACCATTTGGTCTTCGATATCGAACATTCAGAATATCAAATGGATAGTTTTTCTCAACGACTGATCTCCAGTCTCCTAACAATGTTTCATCAAGATCTAAATTGATATACACATCTGCATCAACGTGTTTCAACAATTCATTCTTTGCAACATCAAAACGAAACTCAGGTATGTCTAACTCAATAGTAGTGATGCCAAGTTCTTTTGATAATTGTATAGTATTATCGGAAGAACCTGTATCACCAATCAAAAGAACATCAGCATCTTTAGCAGACTCATACCACCGATGCACGTGTTGTTCTTCATTCTTAGCGATAGAATAGACACATATCTTCATATGGGAAGATTACACCTCTTTGACCAACTCCTCACACCAAGAAACGGCATCTGCTTCAGTTGGGAAGTAACTGTATGGTTTGTCACTGGAATCTCCCCAAAGAACATATTGACAACCTGTCAAAATCTGAAG